TTTACCACAGAAAAGTTCTGGCAATTGTGTGATGTTGCATTTCCTGCAGAAGGTGAGGAGCGTCCTATCAGTGCTGGATGGTATGCAACAGAAGATGGTCACACAACCTCAGTAGCACACTGGTTGGAAGAAGATGATTTCCGTAAGAATGGTGGAGTTATGAACCACGAGACTGTGGAATCAATCAGCAAGCGTAAGAAGCCATTCACTGTAGATTACACAGGTTTTGGATGGGTGCTCATTAAGAAGGGTGTTTTTGAGAACCTTGAATATCCTTGGTTTGCTCCAAAGATGCAAGTTTTTGAATCTGGTGCAGTTCAAGATATGTGTGGCGAAGATGTGTCATTCTGTCTTGATGCCATTGATAAAGGATATGAGATCTGGTGTGATCCTCGTATTCGTGTGGGGCATGAGAAAACTCGTATTATCTGATGAAAAAATTTAATGTCCTTTATAATGGGCGTAAAATTTATAAAGACCTCAGTGCAGAAGAATGTACTGAGGTTCTTCAAGAGTTATCAGAAAGGTTTTATTCTGATGAAGAATTTGATTTAAGTTTAATTGAAATGGAGGAAATCTAATGGCACTTAAAGGTAATTTGTTTCAACCCGGAGCACCTAAGAAAACTCGCCAAGGCCGCTCTGCTCGCACACTTCTTTCAGCGACTTCTCGTAATGGTAAGAAGAAGCGTTATCGTGGACAAGGTAAAGGTTAAATAGTAGAAAGGTCACAGATCGGAACATGTATTATTTTGATTCCAACGATGAATGGAAATCAATTCATGAAGAAGATCTGTGGGCATATAACAAGTTAATCTTAAATACACGTCTAAGGCATCTCTGTGGACCTACAGGGATGTCTGTTCCATATTCAGGTAATTATATCGTCCGACCAAGTATTAATTTACTTGGTATGGGACGATTTTCTCGTATAGAATGGATAGATAAAGACACGGATCATTTCCATCCAGCAGAGTTCTGGTGTGAAATATTCGAAGGAGAACACATGAGTGTTGATTTTTATAAGAAAAAATCTCAACTGGTTGTACTAGGAGAAAGAGATAATGGTGATCCTTTGTACAAGTGGAAAAAGTGGTATAAAATAGATAGAAAGGTAGAATTTCCTGAAGTTTTAAATGACTTAAAAGGAGATTATGAGTGGATAAACTGCGAATTTATAGGAAATAAACTTATAGAAGTACATTTCAGAAGAAATCCAGACTTTAGACATGACAATACTGTTGCTATTCCCGTTTGGAGAAACGATAGACCACAAAGAATGGAGGGTTTAACCTTTATTGACGATAAAGATTACCTAAGAAGAGGATTTTTTATCGATACACGGGATAGCAACCCCGTAAAAAGTTCTGATCTAACAAATCAGGAGCAAAAAAATGACTAAAAAAGTTGATAAAGACCAAAATTTCATGAAAAATGAGTGGGGGACTGAATTTTTAGCTAGTGAATATGGTTGGGATGAGAAAATTCAGAAGCAAAAGATGCTTCGTGAGATTGCAAATGATGACTTAACACCAAAAAAACATGATTTTACGGTACAAAATGAGTTACATTCAAAAATTCGTAATGATGAAGACTATGATGATTGGGAATATGGAACAGAACCTCTTTATGAATCTAAAAAACGCTGATAAATAAGATAGATTTATAATTTTCCATGCCTGTAGAACGGGTAAGTAAAGGCTTTAAAGACATTAGTACTTCATTTCAGGTCAATCCGTTGACCTATGATCTCATTGCGATTAAAAATGAAACCGCTATTGCCCGTTCTATTCGCAATCTTGTATTAACCTACCAGGGAGAAAGATTTTTCAATCCAATTCTTGGTTCAAAGGTAAGTAGATTGCTTTTTGAAAGCGTTGATGAGATAACAGCATCAGCTATTCAAGAAGAAATTAAAACAACAATCGAAAACTTTGAGCCTAGAGTGAACTTACTTTCTGTTGATGTTTCTCCGGATTTCGATAATGGAGAATTTAATGTAACTGTTAGGTATGAAATTGTTGGAATTGATGTATTACCACAACAGTTATCATTTGCATTACAACCAACACGCTAATGGCATTAGTAAATTTCGCTAATTTAGATTTCGATCAAATAAAAACTTCGATTAAGGATTACCTTAGATCGAATTCAAATTTCACTGACTATGATTTTGAAGGATCGAATCTTTCTACAATCATTGACACGCTTGCGTATAATACTTACATAACCTCATATAATGCCAATATGGTGGCAAATGAGGTGTTTATTGATAGTGCTACATTAAGAGAGAATGTAGTATCACTGGCAAGAAATATAGGATATGTTCCAAGATCAAGAAGATCTGCGAGAGCAAAAATATCTTTTTTCGTTGATACATCAAATTTTACTAATGTTCCAACACAACTTACCTTAAAATCTGGAGTTGTTTGCACAACTCGCTCTTTTGGTAATGAGAGTTACTCATTTATAATTCCATCTGATATTACTGTTCCAGTAACTAATAATATCGCAGAGTTTAATGATGTTGAAATCTATGAAGGAACTCGCATAAGTCAAAACTTTACAGTAAGTTCCTTTGATCCAAATCAAAGATTTATTTTAGATAATGTTGGTATCGACACTAGATTATTGAATGTAACTGTAAAACCATCCGAACTATCAACCGTTACGCGAGTATATACACTTGCGGATAGTTTATTTGATATAAATTCAAATTCTGCGGTTTTCTTCATCCAAGAAATTGAAGATGAAAGATATGAACTAATTTTTGGTGATGGTATTTTTGGAGTAAAACTAGGAGAACCAAATTATATTACAGTAAATTATGTTGTGTCTAATGGAGAAAATGCAAATGGACTTTCTTCTTTTGTTTTCAGTGGAACTTTAATTGATCAGAGTGAAAGAGTTGTAACATCGGGAATATCACTGATCACTACAGTAGAGGTATCTAGTCTTGGATCTAACATTGAAAGCGTAGAATCCATCAAAAAGTATTCTACTAGGATATATGCATCAAGAAATCGTGCCGTAACATCTTCAGACTATGAAGCATTGATTCCTACAATATATCCCGAAACAGAATCAGTTTCTGTTTATGGTGGAGAAGAACTTACACCTCCACAATTTGGAAAAGTTTTTATAAGCATCAAACCATATAATGATAGATATCTTTCCAATTTAATTAAAGATAATATAAAAAAAGAACTTAGAAAATATTCGGTAGCTGGTATTGTTCCAGAGATTGTAGATTTAAAATATCTTTATATTGAAGCAAACTCAAATGTCTATTACAATACTAATCTTGCACCATCAGCAAATTCTATAAAGTCTATTGTATCTTCAAATATAAATGCATATTCAGACTCTACAGAACTCAATAAATTTGGCGCAAGATTTAAATACAGCAAGTTTCTAAAAATAATTGATGATAGTAGTGATGCAATTACATCAAACATTACTACAATTACAATGAGAAGAGATTTGAGAGCATTTTTAAATTCTTTTGCTGAATATGAAATTTGTTTTGGAAATAGATTTCATATCAAAAATGTAAATGGATATAACATAAAGTCATCAGGTTTTTCTGTAAGTGGAATATCAGGAACTGTCTATCTTTCCGATGTACCAAATCAAAATCAGAGAACTGGAACAATTAATATATTCAGATTGAATTCTCCAACAGAACCACAGATTGTGAGGAGAAATGTTGGAACTATTGATTATATTAAAGGTGAAATTAAATTATATCCAATTAACATAATCTCAACTTCTATCAATAAAGGAACACCTATTATAGAAATATCTATAGCTCCTTATTCAAATGATGTAATCGGATTACAGGATCTTTATTTGCAACTAGATATTAATAACACATTAATTAATATGGTTTCAGATACCATAGAATCCGGTTCAGACATTTCTGGAACCAACTACACAGTTTCATCAAGTTACTCAAACGGAATTTATATAAGATAAGATATGTCAGAAACTAGAGTAAAAATTCAATCTATTATTGAAAATCAGATTCCCAATTTTATTGCGGAAGAGTCACCACTTCTTGTAGAATTTTTAAAGCAGTATTACATATCACAAGAATATCAAGGTGGATCTTATGATTTGATTCAAAATATTGATGAATATACAAAGTTAGATAACATTTTCCAATCAGTAGAATCTACTGTATTGTTAAATGATATATCTTTTTCTGATACATCTATTGCAACTTCTCCTGACACCTTTACAAAAGGATTTCCTGATCGTTATGGAATAATAAAAATAAATGATGAGATTATTACATATACAAGTAAGACAAATACTACCTTTGAAGGTTGTATTCGCGGATTTAGTGGTGTAACCTCATACTCGAAGACAAATAATCCCGATGAACTTGTTTTCTCATCTTCAGTAGCAAGTGATCACAGTTCTGGTACTGTAATTCAAAATCTAAGTGGATTATTCTTACAAGAATTTTTAAAGAAAATCAAGTATCAGTTTATTCCTGGATTTTCCGAAAGAAATCTCAGTGCAGGTTTGGATCAAAATCTTTTCATAAAACAGTCTAAAGATTTTTACTCGTCAAAAGGAACTGATGAGTCATTTAAGATTCTTTTCTCAGCTCTTTATGGAGAAAAAGTTGAGGTAATTAAACCGAGAGATTATCTATTTAAACCATCTGATGCTGGATACAGAAGAACAAAGGATTTAGTTGTAGAATCTATCTCTGGAAATCCATTAGATCTTTTAAACAGTACATTATATCAAGATACATATGAAAATTATGGCATAGAAAATTCATATGCATCGATAACAAATGTTGAGAAAATTTTTATCGGTGGAAAAGAGTACTTCAAGTTAAGTTTTGACTCTGACTACAATAAAGATCTAGTATTAGATGGTACTTTATACGGAAATTTTTCTTTACATCCTAAAACGAGAGTAGTTACTCAAGCACCATCGGGATCTACTGTCATTGATGTTGACTCTACAGTTGGATTTCCACAAACTGGAGTATTAATTACTAAAAACTCCGATGGAACAGAGTTAGTTTTAAATTACGATGGAAAATCGACTACACAATTTTATAATGTAACTGGAGTAGATTCGATTATACTTCCATCAACTGAAATTAGATTGGATGTTTATGCATATGGTTATTCTGGAATAGGAACAGAAAATCAAATAAGAGTCAGAATTGGGTCTGTCCTTAATGAAATTGTAATTCCGGATAATACATATCTGTTTTCAAAAAATGACACTATCAGAATAAAGTCCTTAGGAATATCTTCAGCTACAACCAGAAGAAATGACTGGATTGATAACATTTCAAATACATATAAAGTTAAAAATACGGTATTAATTGACAATTCCAACTTCACTTACAATATTGTTTTATTTGATCCTCATAATTTCAGAATTGGAGATGATCTTAAAATAACCGATAGTTCTTCAGTAGAAAAGAACGCAACTGTTGTTGATGTTTTGGATGAATTTACAATTTCAATCACAGGGCAAGGACAATTAAGTTCAAATAAATCTTATATCTTAAATAGGTACATTAAAAAAACAAATTCTACAAAATATCCACAATTAAATGTAGAAACTGCAAATGTTCAGAA